TGCTGGTTCTGGTTTATCTAAGAATGGTAATACACTATCAGTAAACGTAGATAATGCAACATTATCAATTACTGGTGGTAACCTACAAGTTAATACAGGCTACGTTGGTCAAACAAGCATTACTACATTAGGTACTATTACTACTGGTACTTGGCATGGTAACGTACTTGGCGCTACATATGGTGGTACTGGTGTTAACAATGGTTCAAATACTATCACTCTTGGTGGTAATATTAACACTGCTGGTGCACTTACAACTTATGGCGCATTCCCAATTGCAATTACTGCAACTGCCAATACTGGTGTAACACTACCAACTACTGGTACTCTTGCTACTCTGGCAAACTCAGAAACACTAACTAATAAGACACTTGGTTCAGGTTCTACTTGGAATGGTAATACTATAAATGTTGGATATGGTGGTACTGGTATTACTACTGCTACTCAGTATGGTATCGTTTATGGTAATGGTTCTGGTCCACTACAAGTTACTGCTGCAGCTGCTGGTGGTTCTGGAACTGATTTAAGTTATCAAATATTAACTGTGAATTCTTCTGGAGTTCCAATGTGGTCATCATCAATTGATGGTGGTACGTATTAATTAAAATTTAGTATAGAGGGAATTTTTATTCCCTCTGTTAACCTTTTTAGGGATATGAATGAGTACAGGAATTCTACTCAAGAAGTCATCAGTCTCAGGTAAAGTACCTCAGCCTACTGACTTAAATTACGGTGAAATAGCATTAAACTATGCTGATGGATTATTGTATTTTAAAAATTCTTCTAATACAATACAATCATTCACAAGTAATCTTTCATCATATGTTACCTTAACAGGTACACAAACCCTAACAAATAAAACCCTTTCTAGTCCAACTCTTACTGGTGCAGTAACAGCAGGTGGATCTACTGGAACTGCGGGACAATATCTACAAACAACTGGTACTGGTGTTCAGTGGGCAAATATTGCCACTGGGATTTCATATACTTTAGTAAATTCAAATACTACCGCAGTATCTGGTCAAGGTTATTTGGCGAATACGATTGGTGGTAGTTTTACAATTACCCTTCCAGCATCTCCACAAAATGGTAATTATGTAGTTATTGCTGACGATGCAAATTTTAATAGCAATAATTTAACCATTGCTGGTAATGGTTCTAGTATTGATGGTTATAATGCAAATTTAGTGGCTGATGTTGCGGGAGTTGCAATAACTTTAGTGTTTGACGGAACTACTTGGAAAGTATATGCTCAAGTTGGAGCAACTGCTGGATACACAAATACATTTAATGTACCAACTGCCACTAATAGTAATCTTGGTATAGTTCAACCAGACGGAACAACTATAACAATTAACTCTGGTGTAATCTCTGCTGCAAATCAATCTTTTCAGCCAAATGGCGTAACTAATATTACTGCCAACAATACAACAACTACACTAACAGTTTCTACTGCTATAAACATAACAGTATCAGGAAATAATACTCAGATAATTAAATTACCTGATGCTACTACATTAAAAGCTGGCTGGATTTTCCGTATTAATAATAACACAAGTAGCGCATCGAGTTTAACAATAAACAACAATGGTGGTGGCCAAGTTGGAACAGTTCCGCAGGGTGGTGATTGTCAAGTAATTTTATTAGATAATTCAACAACAAACGGATCATGGGATTTCCATGGTTGGATTCCTTCTAATCTTTTAATGGGGTCATCAGTTTTTCAACTAGGATCTTCCTCATATACTATTGGTCCATATAATTCCGCATTAAGTATTGGCACGTCAACTGCTGCAACTACATACAATTTTGGAACTGGTGCAACATTATCAGGTAATACCAAAACAATTAACATTGGTACTGGCGGTGCATCTGGTTCAACAACAGTTGTAAATATTGGTTCGTCAAACTCTAGTAGTGTTGTTCTAAGTGGATTAATATCTTTAAACTATACTGGTGCTGGTTCTACTTCTACTTTAAACCTTGCTGGTTATAACAGCAAAGGTGGTACTGGTTATCACGACTTTTTAGTAGCAACTAATGGATATGGTAGCGCATCAAATCCAAACAAATGGTTTAGAATAGATTCTACTGGTAGTTTACAAGTTATTAATAGCGCATATTCTACAACTCTGTTTAGTTTAACTGATACTGGCGATTTAGGTATTAATGGTAGCATAACAATGCCAAATCGACCAGCATTCCGAGTTTATGGTGGTGGCACAACAGCGATTAACGCAACAAATACACTTACTAGCAGCAACTGGGTTGTTGATTATCAGCAGGGTTCTAACTTAAACGGATCTACTGGTATTTTTACTGCTCCATTTGCTGGTTTATATCAAGTTAATCTAGTGGCAAGATGGGGTGGATCCGCAAATACATCCGCAATTCAAGTTCAGAAAACAAGCGGTGGAACTACGACAACCCAAGTATATCTAGAGTGGGGTGGAAACTCAACAGCATTTCACTATGGTGGTTCTGCCGTTGTTAAACTCGCAGCTAATGATACACTTAAAGTAACTGTTACTTCTGGTACTGTTACATTTGATGCCAATGACTGTTGGTCCGTGGCTTTTATAGGATAATAAATATAATATGTCTTCTGGAAATCCTACCCTTCTATCACAGATTTTACCAACTGGTAATGGATCAGGTGGAACAACACTTCCAACACCATATGTTGCAGGAGAGTTTTTAACAAATAATGGTACTACTCTTTCCTGGGCTTCAATAACATCTGGAAATAACAATGGGTTTCCCATAGCAGATATGGGTTTAATTACAGATTCAATTTCTGCAGCTGCAACAGTAGACGCAGGATCAATAGCGAGTTAAGATAAATGTCAATTCAATTTCAACTAAGACGAGGTACGAGCACTCAGTTTGCTACTTTTACAGGAGCACTTGGTGAAGTCACATACAACACAACAGCTGGTTCTATTAGAGTACATGATGGATCTACTGTCGGTGGTATTGAAATGCTTCGTCTTGATTTGGCAAATATTGGCGGGTCAATTCCCAATACAGCTTTATCGCATTCTACTATTTCGGGTGTCGCTCTTGGTTCAAATTTAAATGCATTAACTATCGGTACTGGTTTATCTGGTACTTCTTATAATGGTACAACTGGTGTAACTATTGCTCTTGCTGCATCTGGTGTTACTGCTGGTTCTTATGGTTCTTCTACTGCAGTTCCAGTTATTACTTTTGATACATATGGTCGCGCAACAAGCGTAAGTACTGCTTCTATTTCCAGCGCAATTAGTTTTACTGGTGACGTAACTGGTTCAGGTACTACTGGAAGTAGTACTGCTTTAACTCTAGCGACAGTTAATAGTAACGTAGGTTCTTTTGGTTCCGCAAGCACTACATTATCAGCAACAGTTAATGCCAAAGGATTAATAACAGCGATCTCTTCTCAAGCAATCGCAATTGCCAATACTCAGGTTTCTGGGCTTGGCACTATGTCAACACAATCTGCTAGTTCAGTTAATATTACTGGTGGAACAATAAATGGTACTGCAATCGGTGGAACAACTCCTGCAGCAATTGCTGGTACTACAATTACTGGTACTACATTAACATCAACAGTAGCTACTGGAAGTGCGCCATTAGTAGTTACATCTACGACTCCTGTTGCAAATTTAAGTATTGGTGCTGGTGGTAGTTATCAGGGTAATGTTATCTCTGGAACTTATGGTGGTACTGGTGTTAATAATGGTTCAAATACATTAACACTTGCTGGCAATGTGACACACGCTGGTTCGTTTACCCAAACATTTACTGCAACTGCTAATACTTCTCTTACGCTTCCAACTACTGGTACTCTTGCTACTTTAGCTGGCGCAGAAACATTTACTAATAAAACTATTAGTGGTTTAACAAATACTTTTACGTCTATTCCAAATAGTTCGTTATCAAATTCATCAGTAACAATTGGTTCTACAAACGTAGCATTAGGCGCAACTTCAACAAGTATATCTGGTTTAACTGCCATAGATGGTACTTCTGGCGCAACATCTTTCTTCGCTACACCAACAAGCCCAACTCTGTTTGCTGCTGGTACTTCTATTAATATTGGTGCTTCTACTGGTACAACTACTGTTAATAATAACATGGTTGTTACTGGTAACTTTACAGTAAATGGAACTACTGAAACAATTAACTCAACAACAATGGTTGTTGCAGATAAAAATATTGAAATTGGTAAAGTTGGCACGCCAACAGATACTACTGCAAATGGTGGTGGTATTCTTTTATATGGCTCCACAAATAAAACTTTCCAATGGGCTTCTTCAACAAGCGCATGGACTTCTTCTGAAAATATTGCACTTGCTGCTGGTAAAAGTCAATTATTTAATGGTTCTACTTCAGGAACTATTACTTTAACATCAGCAGCGATTGCTGGAACTAACACTATTACTTTACCAGCAACCACTGGTACTGTTGTAACAACTGGTGATACTGGTACTGTTACAAATACAATGTTGGCTGGATCAATTGCTAACTCTAAATTAACAAATAGTTCAGTAACAATTGGTTCTACAAACGTGGCACTTGGTGCTACGGTAACTACTTTTGCTGGTTTAACATCTGTTACTTCTACTACCTTTGTTGGTGCATTAACTGGCAATGCTAGTACTGCAACTACTTTACAAACTCCTAGAAATATTAATGGAGTAGCATTTGATGGTTCTGCTAATATAATTATTGCGGCAAGCACAACAAATGCATTAACTATTGGTACTGGTCTAACAGGAACATCTTTTAATGGTTCTTCTGCAGTAACTGTAGCATTAGCATCCTCTGGTGTTACCGCTGGATCTTATGGATCCGCGACTGCTATCCCTGTATTATCAATAGATCAATATGGACGTATAACATCAGCATCTACTATTGCTTTATCTAGCACAATAGCGTTTAGTGGAGATGTAACTGGTTCAGGTACTACTGGAACTACTACGGCAATGACCCTTGCCACAGTTAATACCAACGTAGGTTCTTTTGGTTCTACCACACAAATACCAGTTGTTACTGTTAATGCAAAAGGTTTAGTCACTGCAGTTTCTACCGCTTCAATATCTGGTGCAATTACTTTAAGTGGTGATGCAACAGGTACTGGTACTACTGGCGGAACAACAACAGTTACTTTAGCTTCTGTTGGAACTGCAGGTACTTATACTAAGATAACAACAAATTCTAAAGGACTGGTTACTGCTGGTTCAAATGCTACCACTGATGATATTGCTCAGGGATCTTCTAATCTTTATTTTAGTGTTCCATTAGCAAGAGCTTCGATAAGCGCAAGTGGTATTGCTTCTTATAATTCATCTACTGGGGTTATTAATGTAAATAATCCAACTCTACAATCACTGTCTGGAGTTAATATAAGTAGTCCTGCTGCTAACCAAGTATTAACATATACTGGTTCAGCATGGATTAATGCAGCATCAAACGCAACAGTTGCTTCTGCGATTTTTGCAACTTCTGCTTCAGATCTTGGTTACGTCACTGATAATAATATTACCATTACTGAAGATGAAGGAACAGTATATTCTACCGCAAATAATATTTACGATTGCGGTATTTTAAGTTTTACAGGTATTATTTCGTTAAACAACATCGACCAATCAGTCAAATCAGATTATTTGGCTCAAGCACTTATTTTTGGTTTCTAAAGGATAGAACATGGCACGTCAGCTAATTGAAAAGTATGTCTTTACTCCAGGTCCAGCAGGACAGGGAACATTATTATTCCCTGGTAAAGTGGATCTAACCCAGTTATTAATTATTGCAAATAAAACAGCGCAGACAAATATCTACGCTCTTGGCGATCCTACCAAAAATGGTACGATTGTATATAATCCAAACGATACTACATTTACTCCACAACCAAGTGGTTTTGGGTATACAATGGGTTCACAAACTTCTGAACAGTTAGGAACATCATTGGTTACTTTTGGTGCTGATACTTCAACAATGTTGAGCACAGATAAGATTGCAATTTATTCTGACGCACCTAAACAAATCGGTAATATTGTTCGCCCATATGCGTTTGGTGTTGATGCTATTGAACGTATGCGTGTTGCTGAACCACAGGCTATGATCGACGCTGACTTTGAATATGGTCTCCAACCAACAAAGTGGCAAAATTTTGCACACAATAGATTGATCCCAGGTATTTTTGAAAAACCAGGTCTTGACTTATTCGTTACCAATATTACATCAGATGGAGGCAATCCATCAGTTATGACTGTTACTTGTTCACAGGCTCACGGTCTTACAGCTGGATCTCCAGTTATTGTATTCGGTTTAACAGGTACTCAATATTATGCTCGTGCTGAAGGTTCATTCGTTGTTGTTTCTACGCCAACAACAACTACATTTACTTACTACGCAAAAGGTATTGTTGGTACAAACGGATTAAGCGTTTTCCAAGGAAGTTCTTATGCACGTAAAGGTGGTTTCTATGCTGGGTCACAAATTCCAATTGCATCTGTAACATCTGATGGTAACTCTCCATCTAAGATTACTGTAACATGTTCTGCTAATCATGGTATTGTTCCAGGAACTCCATTAATTAATACTGTTCAATCAAGTGGTACTAACCATGTTTACATGCAAGGTAACTTCTACGCTGAGACAGTTCCTTCTCCAACTACCTTTACGTTTACTGCTCAGGTTGGTGGTGCCGTACAAAACTCTGGTATATCAATAACTTCCCACGTTCGTTCTGATGCGTTCGTTCAGCACAGACCATTTGATGGTGGTATTAACTTGGGAACTTTCGTTTCAAGTCATGGTGCTTCTATATCTCGTCAGACTAAGAAATATATCCGTTACCAATCTGGTAAAGGTATTATGTGGACTTCTGGTGTTTTGTTTAACCCAGTTCTTAACCTTGACCAAATTTCTGCAAACGGAACAACAGTTGGTTCTGTAATTACTGTTTCAACTGAAGTTGACCATGGTATTCAAGCTGGCGCAACAATTGTTATCTCAGGTGTTGTTACTGCAGGATATAATGGAACTTATGGTGTTACTGGTGTAGTTTCTGAAAACCAATTTACTATTGCAGCAACAACTCCATTGGGTTCTGCTTCTTCAGTGTTGACAAATCTTCCACGTGTTACAGTTACTAACTGGCATGGCGCAACTACTCGTTGTGGTACGTTTGATGATCAAAATGGATTATTCTGGGAATTTGATGGGCGAGAATTAGCAGTTGTTAAACGTGCCTCAGTTTTTCAAACATCAGGATTCGTTTCAGTAACTCCAGGCTCACAAACTGTAACTGGAACATCTACTCGTTTTACTCAACAATTAAAAGTTGGTGATAACGTAGTTATTCGTGGTATGTCATATAAAGTTAATGCTATCACAAGTGATACATCAATGACAGTTAATCCACCATATCGTGGTATTAATGCATCAAGTCTTATTAAATTATCTTTAACAATTGATACTCGTTACCCACAATCTCAATTTAATATTGATAAAATTGATGGTACTGGTATTTCTGGTTATCAAATCTCTGTTAATAAAATGCAGATGTTGGGTATTAGCTGGTCTTGGTATGGTGCTGGTTTTATTGATTTTATGTGCCGTGGTTCTGATGGTAACATGATTCTTGTTCACCGCATGAAACAAAATAACGTAAACGATTCTGCTTACATGCGTTCTGGTAACATGGTTGCTCGATACCAAGCCATCAATGAATCTGCTGCTGATCGTTTAATGGCAAGTATGACAAGCACTGATACTACATTAACATTAAATGATGCTTTAAGATTTCCAACAAGTGGCGGAACAGTTTTAGTTGAAAATGAATTGATTAATTATACTGGTGTTTCTGGTAATCAATTAACTGGTTTAACACGTGGTGCATCGATGACATTCTTTATCGGTGGATCTAATAAAACATTTACTGGTGGCGCAGCAGGAATCCATGCGGTTGGCAATGGATTTAATTCGGTAACATTAGTTTCTTGTACTGCTTCTCCTGTTGTTAACCACTGGGGTTCTTCTTATATTACTGATGGTAAGTTTGATAACGATCGTGGTTACTACTTTAACTATCAACAACAGGTTACTAATTTAGCAGCCAATGCATCGGTAACAGCGTTCTACCTACGTCTAGCACCTTCTGTTTCTAACTCAATTGCTGGAGTTTTCGGAGATAGAGATCTTGTCAATCGTGCGCAATTATTGCTGCAATCATTACAAATTCAGTCTGACCAATCAGTTACTGTTACTGGTATTTTAAATCCAGGTAATACCGATGCATCATCATTAACATGGACAAACGTAAACACAACTGCATTAGGTTCACAACCTTCTTTTGCACAAATTTCAACAAGTTCAGCAACTGCTGCTACTCCAGGCGAACAGTTATTTGGTACACTTGGACAGCCAGGAGGTTTCGCTTCTATTGACTTATCCAACTTGAAAGAATTTGGTAACTCAGTAATTGGTGGTTATAGTAACTTCCCTGACGGTCCAGACGTTTTGGCAGTTGTAATTAAAAACAACAGTACTACAACTGCTGCGAATCCAATTGTCAACTTATTCTGGACAGAAGCGCAAGCATAATAAATAGAGAAAATAGAGGAATAACATGTCAACACAAGTACAATTTAGAAGAGGAACTACCACACAGAACAATGCGTTCACTGGAGCAGCAGGAGAATTATCTGTTGACTCAACACTTAACGTATTGCGTCTCCATGATGGTACAACTGCTGGTGGTAACGCATTATTAAGCGCAAACGCAGTTCAAACTGCTTTAAATAAAACCTTTAGTACTGGTTCTGTTTGGACTGGTACTGCTGTTGGTTTAGGATATGGTGGTACTGGTTCAGCAATTACAGCAAATGCTGGTTCTGTTGCTTATTCTACTTCTAATGGTCTTGCTCTTACTGCTTCTGGTACTTCTGGACAACTTCTTGTTTCTGGTGGTATTGGTGCACCTACTTGGGTTGCTGCTTCTTCTATCTCAGCTGGTACTGCAACTACTGCTGTTTCAGCAAATAATATTAATGGTGGTTCTGCGGGTCAGTTAATTATTCAGTCTGACGTAAGTACTACTACTTTTATTACTGCTGGTGCATCTGGTACATTCTTAAAATCTGCTGGTGCTGGTTATGCTCCTACTTGGGCAACTGGTCAGGTTACTATTGGTTCTAGTTCAGTTTCTCTTGGCTCAACAATTACTAGCGTTGCTGGTTTAGATGTACTTTCTGCAACTGGCACAAATTATTGGTTGATTCCAGTTGGTACTACTGCTCAACGTCCAGGATCGCCATCTGCTGGTATGATGCGTTATAATACGGATCAAGTTTCTTTCGAAGGGTATTCTTCTGGCGCATGGTCTTCATTAGGTGGTGTATCTTCTGTTGACAAATATACTTACATTAGAGCAGAAACTTCTGCTGGTGCATCCAACGGTGAATTAGAATTCTTTGCTAAGAACTCTGCTGGTAATGCTGCACTAAAAGTTGCTGGTATGAACTACTCTCGTTTCTTAGAAGCGACTGGTACTGTTCTTGGAACACAAACTACTCAGAACTTATTTAATACAGTAGCGACTACTCTTAATATTGGTGGTTCAGCTACTACAGTTTCTATTGGTGCGGGTACTGGTACTACTACTGTTAATAATAACTTAACAGTTACTGGTAACCTTACAATCAATGGTACAACTACAACAGTAAACAATGAAACTGTAGTTAATACTATTACAGTTTCTACTTTTGACGATACGATTAGAACTAGAAAATCATTCTCTGGTTCTACTTCTGGATCAACTGCAACTGCTATTACTACTTTCGCAACAGCAACGTATCGTTCTGGTGTTATTGAAATGCAAGTTGTTAATGGAACTGCATACAGAGTTCTTCGTTTGATGTTTGTTCATGATGGAACTAACGTAACTTTATCTGAAAACTATTTGGCTGGTATAGAAGTTCAAACAGCAACAACTAACACTACGTTTACAGCATCTATTTCTGGTGGTACATTAACTGTTTACGCTACTTGTTCTTCTGGAACCTCTGCTATCAAAGGCGAATCAATCGCATTCAAGGTATAATATATGGCAATCCCAGCTTCTAGAGAAGATCTAAAGCAATACTGCCTCAGAGATCTAGGTGCTCCAGTTTTGGAGATTAACGTAGATGATGATCAGTTAGAAGATCGTATTGATCAGGTGCTAGATTACTGGCGTCTATATCACTACGAAGGTATCGAACAAGTATATCTTAAGTGTCAAATTCATGCTTCCACTATAACTCTTACTACTAATAATGCTTCATCATTTGGTTTAGAAGATCAGGTAGTAGGTCAAACTTCTCTTGCTGTTGCAACAGTTACTAGAGAAAATTTTGCTGCGTCATCAGGCAATAACCTAATGGTTAAAAATGTGGTCGGAACATTTTTAGCTGGTGAAACTATTATTAGCGGACTTGGTGTAACTGCTACTCTTGGTTCAGGATCCCCATGCGTTCTTGGTGAATATGATAAAAAATATATTGATATTGATGACTCAGTATACGGTGTTCAAAAAGTTTTAAGTATAGGTCAGGCTTCATCATCTAAGAATATTTTTGATTTACAATATCAATTGCGTTTGAATGACCTATACGATTTAACATCTACATCAATTATTTACTACAAAACTGTTATGTCTCATCTGGCTCTATTAGATTTAGAGTTAAATGGTCATACGCTTTATCGTTTTAATCGTTTACAAAATCGTTTATACCTAGATATTAACTGGGCAACTGATATTCAGTTTGGTGACTATATTATTGTTCAAGCATATCGTGCTTTAGATCCAGCTGCTTTCTCTAAAGTTTGGAATGAAAACTGGATTAAGCGTTATTGCACTGCTCAATTTAAACGTCAATGGGGTACTAACCTAAAGAAATTTACAGGACTTCAACTTCCAGGTGGCGTAACATTAGATGGCGATAAATTATATCAAGAAGCCATGACAGAAATACAAACCTTAGAAGACGAACTACAAAATAAATCAGCCCCATTAGAATTCTTCTTAGGATAAAATGAGCACCGTAAATGTATATTTTTCTCAGGGAACTAAAAACGAGCAATTCCTGATTGAAGACATTATCATTGAATCGTTAAAGATTTATGGTAATGAAGTTTTTTACATTCCAAGATCCTTAGTTTCTAAGGATAATGTTCTAGGTGAAGATCGCCTTTCTCAATTTAAAACTGCATTTCCTATTGAAATGTATTTTGAGAACGTAGACTCGTTTTCTGGTCAAGGTGCATTTATTCAGAAATTTGGTTTAATGATTGAACAGTCTGCAACTTTAGTTGTTGCTCGTAGACGTTGGGGTCAGTTTGTTGGTCGTTATGGCGTAACAACTGTTCCTGATAGACCAAATGAAGGTGATTTAATTTACTTCCCACTTACTGGTGGATTGTTTGAAATTAAATTTGTTCAACATCAAGATCCATTCTATCAACTTGGTAAACTTTATGTTTACAAATTACAAGTTGAATTGTTCCAGTACTCTTCAGAAAGAATTGATACTGGTATCGCTGAAGTGGATAATTTTGAATCTCTTAAAACATTCAGCACTAATACTACTAGAAATATTCATGGTCGTGTGCATACTATTACATTAACAAATAATGGAACAGGATATACTTCTGTTCCAACAGTTACATTTACAAGTTCTTCTGGAACTGGTGCAGCAGCAACTGCAGTTTTAGGATCTGGAACTACTGCTGGTCAGATTGTTGCAATTAACCTTACCAATGCTGGTACTGGTTATCAAATTGCCCCAATTATTAGTTTTGTTGGTGGTAGTGGCGTTGGAGCTGCTGCAACGACAACTCTTGATATTGATATTAATAAGTCTTCTGACGGATTTGGTGAAAATGATGCCTTTAAATCTGCAGCAACAGGGGTATTAAATTTTGATGAGCTTAATCCATTCGGAGAAATAAACAATGCTTGATGGAAATGTTTATTATCATGGTTCAATAAGAAAAGCGATCGTTGCGTTCGGTCGTTTATTCAGCGACATTTATATTGATCGTAAACAAGGCGACTCTGTTAATGGTGATACTATTCAGCGTTTACAAGTTCCGCTTTCTTATGCGCCAAAAGAAAAATGGTTAGTTCGTTTAGACCAACAACCTGATATTGAAAATAATGTTACTATGGTTTCCTTGCCAAGAATGTCATTTGAGATTATTGGTTATGTTTATGATTCATCTCGTAAATTAAATAGAATGCAACAAATTAAAACTGACGCTTCTAATTCAACAAAACCAACTGTATATACTCCTGTTCCTTATAACTTAGATTTATCTCTTTATGTTATAACTAAAACACAGGAAGATGGAATGCAGATTATTGAGCAGATCCTTCCTACTTTTACACCAGAATATACACTTCAAATTAACATGGTACCTGAAATGGGTATTACCATGGATGTTCCTATTATTTTAAATAGTGTTTCAGTTGTTGATGAATACGATGGATCTTTTACTGATAGAAGATTTGTTACTCATACGCTTAATTTTGAAATGAAACTTAACCTTTATGGTCCAGTTTCTGGTCAGGGTGTTATTACTCAGGTTAATGCTAATATTGGAGAGAATGAAGCTACTGGTGCTAATAGGGCATATGTGGCGCAAGGTGATGTGACTACCGCAACAGTTACTTCGGAGCAGTGGACTGGCCAAGGATTATAAATGGCAGAAATATATAATTCGAATGCGAACTTAAAAGCAGCAGGTGTAGTAGTTGATTTTACACAGGATAATATTAAAGAGTACATGAAATGTGCTCAAGATTATATTTACTTTATTGAGAATTATTGTTATATCGTTACTCTTGATTATGGTCTGCAGTTGTTTAAATTGTATGATTGTCAGAAGAATAAATTAAATGTAATCCATAATAATAGACGTGTTATCCTTATGGAAGGACGTCAGCAAGGTAAAACTACTGCCTCTGCTGCTTATATTCTTTGGTATACATTATTTCAAGCAAATAAACAAGTTGCTATTTTGGCCAACAAAGCAACTGCTGCAAGAGAAGTTTTAAATCGTTACCAAACCATGTATGAGATGCTTCCTTTGTGGATGCAACAAGGTGTTACTACTTGGAATAAAGGTGACGTAGAACTAGAAAATGGTTCAAAGGTATTTACAGCTGCCACATCTACTTCTGGTATTCGTGGTAAATCTGTTAATTTACTTTATGTTGACGAGGCTGCGATTATTCCTAATAACGTAGCTGAAGAATTCTTTACTTCTGTTTACCCAACTATTTCTGCTGGTGAAACAACAAAGATTCTTTTATCTTCAACACCACTTGGATATAATCATTTCTGGAAATTTTGGAATGATGCTGAAAACGGACGTAATGGTTTTACTGCTTTGTTTATTCCGTATTGGGAAATCCCTGGACGTGATGATAAATGGGCAGCTGAACAGAAAGCAATGCTTGGTGAACTTAAATATAATCAAGAGGTTGCTTGTAAGTTCCTTGGTTCTAGTTTAACTTTGATTAGTGCTGATATTATTGCCAAGATGTCAATTGATCCTAGAATCTATGAAAAAGATGGATTAGATGTTTATGTAAGACCACAAAAAGGTCATACATATTGTTTAGTGGCTGACGTAGCAAAAGGTGTTGGTGGTGACTATTCTGCTTTCCAAGTGGTTGATATTACTGAAGCACCATATAGAATTGTTGCAAAATATAGAAAAAATGATATTAGTCCTTTGTTATATCCAAACATACTGTATAAAGTAGGTAAAGAATATAATGAAGCATATCTCTTGTTAGAGATAAATGTTAGCGAACAAGTTGCCCATATCTTGTATAATGAATTAGAATACGAGAATATATTGTTTGTTAATCGTCACACACAAGGGCAATATGTTGGTGCTGGTTTCGGTGGGGGTAAAACCCAATTAGGAGTTAACACTGATAAAAAGATTAAACGAATTGGGTGTCACAACTTCAAATCTTTGGTTGAAGAGAATAAATTATTAATTACTGATGCGGATACGATCTCTGAAATCTCTACTTTTATTGAGAAAAAAGGTTCGTATGAAGCAGACGAGGGATATCATGATGACTTGGTTATGCCTTTGGTTCTTTTCGGTTGGCTTACAACTCAGCCTTATTTTAAAGACCTAAATAACATAAACCTAAGAACTATTATGTATGAGAAACAGATTCAAGCAATTGAAGATGAACTTACTCCCTTTGGGTTCTATGATGATGGAAATGACGATAAAGAACCACTTAATTTTTGAGAAAACCAATAAAAACTAAATAAATGGTAGACACGAATTTCTGTCTAAAGTAAAACTTATTAACAAGGAGAATTACAATGCCTTTCCAATTATCTCCAGGCGTTGCAGTCGTAGAAAAAGATTTTTCAGCGATCGTTCCAGCAGTATCTACTAGTCGTGGTGCTACAGTTGGTGCGTATGTATGGGGTCCAGTTATGTCCCCAGTTCAGGTTACTTCAGAGAACGAATTAGTTCAAATCTTTGGCAAACCACAAGACGCTAATGCTCAAGCCTTTTTTACTGCAGCGAACTTCCTGTCATATACAAATGCTCTTCTAGTTACTCGTGCTGATTGCACAAACGCTAGAAACGCAGTATCAACACCATCTGGTTCTATCAGTGCTGTTACTATTTCTAATGCAGGTTCTGGATACACTTCTGCTCCAACTGTTACAATTGGTGCACCTCAAGTTACTGGTGGTATTCAAGCTACTGCTACTGTTACTCGTTCTGGTGGTACTGTAACTGGTGTAACTATTTCTGCTGGTGGTACTGGCTATACTGGTACTCCTACTGTTACATTTAGCAACCCACAAGTTGCTGGTGGCACAAATGCTACTGGTACAGTAACTGTTGTTGCTGGTGCTGTTACTGCAATTACTATTACTAATCCAGGTTCTGGTTATACTTCTGCTCCAACTGCTACAATTACTGGTACTGGTACTGGTGCTACTGTTGGTACTGTTACTATTTCTGGATCAACTATTACTGGTATTACTATTACTAATCCAGGTACTGGTTATACTTCTGCTCCAGCAATTAGTTTAACTGGTGGTGGTGGTTCAGGATTTACTGCAACTACAACTATTTCTGTTGGTGGTGTTAAGATTAATAACAGCACAGTTTATCTAAACAGCTTTATCGATGGTGAAGGTGTTGTTGGTGAATTTGCTGCCAAATATCCAGGTACACTAGGTAACTCATTACAGGTTGTAATGGCTGACTCTGCTACTTTCACTGGTTGGACTTATGCTGCTGCATTCCCAACTGCTCCAGGCACATCTCCATATGCAGCTTCTGTTGGTGGTTCTAATGACGAACTCCACGTTGCTATCATTGACCAAGATGGTCTATGGTCTGGAATTCCAGGAACTATCCTAGAGAAATTTGCTTATGTTTCTAAAGCATCTGATGCAAAATCTCCAAACGGAACTAACAACTATTACAAGAATGTAATTAACTCTACTTCTAAATATGTATGGTGGTTAGATCACACTACTGCAGTTCTTTCTGGATCTGCTTGGGGTACTGCTGCTCAAGTTGGTTCTGTTGGTACTATTTTTGCATCATTATCTGCAGCGTATACTTCTTCCCTATCAGGTGGTGTTGATGATCTAGCAGTTACTGATGGCCAATTAGAAAATGCTTGGGCACTTTATGCTGACGACGCTCAGTATGATATCAGCCTATTGCCAGTTGGTCCAGCTTCTGCTACTGTTGCTCAGTATGTTATTTCTAACATTGCTGAAACTCGTCTTGATTGCGTAGCGTTTATTTCTCCACAAGACGTTTCTTCTGGTAACCCAATTACTGGTACTGGTTCTGCTGCTACTACTGCTCTTGTTGCGTATCGTAATTTAATCTCTAGCACTTCTTATGGTGTTATGGATTCTGGTTACAAATATCAATACGATCGTTACAACGACAAGTATCGTTTTGTTCCATTAAATGGTGATACTGCTGGTCTATGTGCTCGTACTGATAACACTAATGATCCTTGGTTCTCTCCAGGTGGTTTAAATCGTGGTCAAATTAAGAACGTAGTTAAATTGGCTGTTAATCCAAATAAAGCAGATCGTGATGTTCTTTACGCTGCTGGTATTAACCCAGTTGTTACTTTCCCAGGTGAAGGTACTGTTCTTTACGGTGACAAAACTCTATTGGCTAAACCAAGTGCGTTTGATCGTATTAACGTACGTCGCTTATTCATCGTTATGGAAAAAGCTATCGCTACTGCTGCTAAGTTCCAGTTGTTCGAATTTAATGACAGCTTTACTCAAGCGCAATTCCGTAACTTAGTAGAACCATTCTTACGTGGTGTTCAAGGTCGTCGTGGTGTTACTGACTTCATAGTTGTTTGCGATGGTTCAAACAATACTGGTGACGTTGTTGATGCTAACCAATTCGTTGCAGACATCTACGTTAAACCAAATCGTTCTATTAACTTTATTACTCTAAACTTTGTTGCTGCTCGTTCTTCAATCAGCTTCACAGAGCTTGGTGCTTAATAAATAAATAAAGAACTAAGGAGAAAAATAAATGGCAAATATTGCTGATTTTAAAGCGCAGATGTTGGGTGGCGGTGCTCGCCCAAACCAATTCCGTGTTGAACTAACATTTCCAAGTTTTGTGACATTAGGCGCAGTTGCTGGCCAACGTGCACAATTCTTGTGTAAAGCTGCTCAGTTACCAGCTTCTACTATTGAGAACATTGGTGTTCTTTATCGTGGTCGTCCTGTTAACTTTGCTGGCGAACGTACTTTCCAACCTTGGACTGTTACTGTGTATAATGATACTACTTTTGGTATCCGTAATGCACTAGAACAATGGCAGTCTGGTATTCAGAACTATGACACTACTGATGGTCGTGTTAATCCTACTGACTACCAAGTTGACTTAGCTGTACACCAATTAGATCGTAGTGGTGCTATCATCAAGACTTACAACTTTATTGATGCTTACCCAACTACTGTTGCTGCAATTGGTTTAGATTACGAACAACAAAATGCTATTGAACAGTTTGATGTAGAATTCCAATACAACTTCTTTACATCTGCTACTGGTGCTGCTTCTGGATTTGGTGTTAATGTTTCTGTTGACACTCCAGTTGGTAGTTTCCCAGTTTAATAATTAAACAATTCGAGGGTTTTATATAATGCAGTTATTTGGATTCGAGATACTACGTAAAAAGGAAAGGGAGTTAGACAGTATTGTCGCTCCTAATCCTCAAGATGGATCAACTGTAGTAAACACTGGTGTAAATGCTGGTGGTTACTATGGTATGGTCATGGACCTAGATGGTGTCATTAAAAATGAAAATGATCTAATCCGTCGTTATCGTGAAGTTGCAACATATAGCGATTGTGATGGTGCCATTGAAGATATTGTTAGTGAAGCAATTGTATACGATGAAGAAGATCAAACAGTTACTATTAATTTAGATGACGTTGATGTTTCTGAAAGTATTAAGAAAAAAATTCGCATTGAATTTGAAGAGATAGTTAAACTATTAAAATTCCAAGAACGTGGTCATGAAATTTTTCGCACTTGGTATGTTGATGGTCGTATTTACTATCATATTCTTTTAGATGAAAATAATTTAAAACAGGGAATTGTTGAGTTACGTTACATTGATCCACGTAAAATTCGTAGGATTAAAAATGTAGTTAAGTCAAGAACTCCTCAGGGTGTTGAAGTTGTTAAAGAAGTTCAAGAATATTATCTTTACAATGATAAAGGTATTACTGAACAAACAACTCAACACCCTGAGGAATTGTTGAGTTACGTTACATTGATCCACGTAAAATTCGTAGGATTAAAAATGTAGTTAAGTCAAG